CGATTAGTTGATTGTTGAGTGCCTCCGGTTCCTACATTGGATGCCATTGCTTGAGGAATGCCCATCTGTCCTGCTCCGGGTGCATTCGTCGCAGCGGGTCCAGCAACGCCACCAGCACCACCAGCAGCAGCGATTTTTTGCTGTTGTGCGGTTGCCATATTGTATCCAGACCCTCCAGCAACAGTCTGCGCTGCGCCTTGCGCGGCTTGCTGGTCGAGGCGTTGTTGATTCTCTGCCATCGACTGAAAATTCTTTTGAAGATTACTTTCAGCAGAACGACGAAAATCTGCTGCTTTTTGATTTTCGGCTTGAATAGCTTGCTGACGCTCGCGTTCGGCTTTCTCTGCGGCAAGACGCTTCTGCTCTGCCTCTGCGGCTTTTCGAGCGGCATCCATTTGCGCCTGCATCTGCGCTTGCTGCGATTGCATCTGCGCGTTTTGATCTGATGATTGACTTCCGCCACCACCACTAGATTTTTTTCCGCCACCTCCTCGTCCGCCCATAATTAAGTACCTCCGAATTGAAGACCAGTTGTTTTAGGCAAAGCAAAAGCATTGCTTGCCGTTGGCTTATTTACTTCTGTGGTCGGCAAATTTGCCATTGCACCCATATCAACAAGTGCCTTTTGCCGTGCCGCACCAAGATTGTAGCCACCACCAGTTGCAGCAGTTCCTGCCGCCATTTGAGCTTGCTTTTCTTGCTCCAATTTATTCTGGTCAGAAATCTGTTGAATATTGGAAAGCGTAGAAAGTTCTTGTTGCGCTTTTGATTCTTGCTGGCGACGAAGCTGTTGAGCGGCAGCATTCTGCGATTCGATTGCCGCCTGCCGTTGTTGTTCTTCAACTCGCTTGCGTTCTGCTTCATATGCAGCCTGCTGCTCCTGATACATCTGCATCTGTTGCGCCATCTGCTGGTTAAACATTGCTTGTTGCATTTGCATTTCTTGCGCTCGCAAGCCTTGCTCTGCTTTAATCTGGCTTTTGCTGGGTCCGCCACCTCCACCCATTAATCCACCCATATAGTTATTCCTTTCGTTTTGTTAGTTTTATGCCCCGCCAAACTTTATGCTCGACATATCAGGGATTTGAAAAGTATTCGCAGCAACAGCTTTAGTTTGTGCTGTTGCGGGTTTATAAATAAATTCGGTAGGCATATCAGCAGGAGCAGTTGTATCACTAACTTTGGATTGTGCAAGTGCAACTGGAGTTGTAGTTGTTGGTGCTTGTGCAGTTTCCACAGATTGCGTAGCAGCAGTAGTTGGATACGCTTGTCCTTGTGATTGCAAATTAGCTAATTTAGCCTGTTGTTGCTGACGCATATTGTTCAGCATCTGTTGCTGTTGAGCAAAATATTGAGGATTGCTACTCAATCCTTTAGTCATTGGAGTATAAGTGCCTTGATTTTTTGGCGCATTAAACAATCCAAGAGCAAAATTTTTATCAAAAGTAAAAGGTTTATTAGTAAATCCAGCACTTGAGCCGGGAAGAATTCTAAATGGGTCCATTATATTTAATGGATCAACAATTTTTCTAATCGGTTTATAAACCTGACCAAGTGTTTTATGAAAACCACCCATATTAAATTCCTAGTTTTGCTCTAGCCTCCAAACAAAGTTGCGATCCGGGTTCAAACAATCTACACGCCTGTGGTCTGCAATTGTAAACAGAACACTTAACTTTTGTGCCTAATTCTCCCTCCAAAGCTACGCATCTGTTATTTTCTGTCTTCATTAACGGATAATCAGTTCGTTGCATTTCTTGCGGGATGCTTGATGCGTCAGATCGATCTCTTTTGAAGATCGGCCATGACCACTTGAAACTGCAACAAGCTCCACATTTTTCACAATCATAAATCACTTCCCAAAACCTTTAGACATACCACCCATCGCAGAATTAATAAAGGTACTCGGAGCATTAGCCCAAGCATTGTATACTGCCTCCTCGCCAGAACTGCGCGTCTGGAACGGCATATCGGGCATGAATCCTAAACCTTCTGCTTGATTCTTTTGAAGCATCTCTAAAAATTTACGATATTGCTCTGCCTGCATTTGACTCTGCATGGCATTGGATTCGGACCCAGATTGAGAACCACCAGATGAACCAAGTCCTGTTGCAGCATTACCAAGTCCTGCGCCGAGAGCCATAAGACCTTGCGCCATTTGTTGGTTTCGTGCTTGAGTGCGATCAAAAGCCTGCAAATCTGCGGCAGTTGCTCGCGTTGCTTTCATCACGGGTGCTTGAGGATTAAATGCCCCGCCCGGTGTAGTGCTTGTTGCTGATTTTGCTCCTCCCATATTATTTGTTCTCCTTATTCCATTCTACTGGTCGAAATCCCAAGTCTGGTATCACGATGTCCTCGTAGGGTGCTAGATGTGAAATGTTGCTAATCGTAGCTTTTAACTTCGGGCAATGCACATGACTGCCTTGATGCCGATCTACGCAATTCAAACAGGTCGGATAGAAATCGGCATTGAGAGATTTGTCCGGATTATTTCCCCATTGCTTTGCGCTTGTGTGAATGTTGATTCGCTCGACATAACGAGTCGGATCAGGCTCGACATTGTTGTCTATCAAATACTGGAAGATGTCGTGATCCATCCAGTCATGCATAGGGTATAATGACACAGGACTGCCCTCTGCGTAGCGAATTTCTTGCGACAATGGCACATGACCCTTGATCAAATCTGTGTCGGAATTTTTCGTTCCAATCCACACCGATTCCCAAGGCCAATTGAAAGTGCCTGTCGGGCGTTTTAAGAAATCATCAACGCCGCACATGAATTTCTCACCTTCTTTCGGACGCTCGGTTCCTAGTGATAGCACAATTGCTTTAGTTCCCCATTGGAAGTAGTGAAGGAGATCGAAGCGAACCTCGCCAGTCTCGGTATCAGGCCCGTCTGCGAGCGCATATCGGCTAGCCGGGTACTCGTAGACAGTCAAATCCCACTCCTTAATCAATCGATCAGAATATGCATATCGTTCACGAAATTTTGGTTGGCGAAACTGGATGACAGGAATGTCAATCCCAGCTTTAAAACGCAACAAATGGAGCATTGCAGTTGAGTCTTTACCGCCGCTCCACAAAACAACAGAATTGGGCCAATTTTTAGCCCATAGCCTTGCTTTCTCAATCGTGTTTTCAACAAGTTTCGTCATATCATAATTGCCGCTGCGCCAATCGCCGCGCCACCTAGTGCTGCGCCTCCACCAATTAATGCGCCTTTCATTTTATTTTGACCCTCTGCTTTCATTGCCGCTGCATCGTAAAGCGATTGCTCATAAGCCTGACGATTTGCTCTTCCAGTTTGTTGGAGGTTTAAAATCTCACCCATGTTTTTGGAAAGATAATCAAAAGCATTCTGTCTAGCTTGACCAAGACCTTCTCCCATCGATTGCGCCCCAGCAAAGATGTTCTTTTGCCAGTCTGCCATTGCACCAAGATTTGCCGCTTCTGATGCCATCCTGCCGCCGATCAATGCGCCGGGGTCCAGTCCGCCCATAGGCTTTGCTTGAGATTGAACAAATCCTTGTCGAATATTGATGTCTTCCAGAATTCTTTTCCTGCCCTCTTCCGTAGACATATCTGCAAGAGCAGAACGACCAAAAGTGCTAGATGGATCAACGCCAGTTGCAAACGATGCTGCAATGCCTTTGTTTTGTAGCCACTCATCCATTAAATTCTTAAATGCAGGAGCAGATGTTGCTTGTTCAATTTGTTCTGGCAACTGGTAACGCATACGAGCAGTTGCTGGAGAAAGCATTTGCTCAAATCGACGGGAAGTAGCTTCTCCACTTAATCCAAACTCTGCTGCTTGACGAGATGTTTGCTCTGCATCAAAAGTTTGCATTAATGGTTGGCTTTTTGAATATAAGTCAAAAAGTTGTCCACGGGTTTGGAGATCAGCAATTTGCCCTTCCAAAGCTCCGCGCCCCATTTCTTGCTTTTGAGATAACAAAGCACCTTCCTGACTCATATCAGGTCTGCTTATATATCCGCCCGGATTGACTGATGCTACACCTCCCATATTTAGTCCTTTCGTTTAATAAAATAAATTTCGCGATTCATTCGTTCCAAACCAAGTTTTTCCATGATTTCATTTGTAAATGTAGGTCGTTCACCTTGTAACGGAACTCCGATATAACTTGGTCCACCTGCAAATTGAGTATGAACTCGCCAATCATGCATCACTTGTACTACATCTCTCGGAGTTGTAAAGTCAGGATGGAAAGCTGGATAGATTGTTGGAATAAAAACATGGTCACTATAGCCAATTAATTGATTGTCACGATAATGACCATAAACATTAATTTGCGGATGGTCTACAACTTGGTGATCAAATGTTTCTGCAAAGTCAACAAGTTCAAGAAACTCTCCTGAATCTTTTGGAATTAATTTATATTCGATTGGTGATCTCATTTATTTATTAGTTGAAACCTACGAATACATCGTCGGGAATTGGTCCCTGCTTGAAACCAATATACTTCGACCCGATTTGATCCAAGACATCTTGACGCTCGTTGTATGTGCCACACAACGCACATGGCAAGCAATTGTTTTGGTTTTTTTCAAATGGTATTGAAGAGTAAACCGGAACGAGAAATTCATCGGCAAACGGAGATATGAACTTATTGGGGAAGTTCGTCAATCTTATTTTTGCTTTATTAATACTTGGCATATTAGCAGGGATTATTTGCCTTGAATTCTTGGGCAGCATTTGTCGCGGCTTGCTCGGCAAGTTTGCTCGCCTCTTCTTTAGCGTGAGAGTAAGAAACAGTCGAAATAAACGATGCGCTTGCGGTAGCTGAAATAGTCTTGCTGCTGCTTGTGCAAGGAAGCGTCACAGTCTTGTAAACTTTCGCGCTCCATGTCTGCTGGTTTAGCGAAGCGTTTTCGTATGGGCTAGGTTCAAGATCAATCGTGAAATTCTGTCCGTTCTGCCCAACCACGCATGACTTCGTTTCGTTAGCTTGAGGAATTCCTGTGGCTTTCTCGCTCCAAGGATCGATGAATAGCCGCACAATCTCAATGCCCATTTCGCCGCACCATTCAATCAGAATTGAAAATGCCTTATCGACATCATTCGTTAGAGTGCTTTCGCAAGTTTCGTAAGTTGCACTTCTGTTCGCGGATTCAGTAATCAATCGGCGGTATTGAGTGTTTAAAAGCGAAACTTTGTTAATCTGCTCTTCAAACGGAGTGCCTTTGTATTGCCACTCATTAGTGACCGCTAAAATCCTTTGATTCAAGATTTGCAAATACCTTCCCTTGCTTCCTTTGTAACTTACTTTTAAATCAACTGTTCCGCCAATTTCGCAAGCCTCGATTTCAGAATAGATAAACTGTTTTAAATCCATTCCATCACCCAGCAATGGAGTTTCTAGCTGGCAGTAAATCCTGTTGTACAAATCAGTAGTCGATCCATCAGGATTAATTTGCAGATAAGTGTCGTAGCGTTCTGGTTGAAATGCCTCCCAAAGATGGTTGTAAGAACCATCAGCAGTCGGAGCATAATCGATGGAAAATTGAAAGCATCGATTTTGATTATCGATCTTGCCAGTTGTCCATTGAACTGGACGAGTTCCAGTCCATACCCCTGCCCATGCTGGTTGTCTTCCTCCACCCCACTCTGATGCAGGAGCATAGTCCATAACCATCGTGTCAGTATTGAGCTTTGACAGATATGGAACGGAATACATTAAGTAGTTTTCAAATGAAACCGCACAAATATTAGATGGATCGCCATCCATGAGTTGCTTGGTTCGCGCCATCTCGATGTCTTTGAAAAGAACTTGAGAGGATAAATATGACGCCGCAGCGACATCCGCTGCAACGAGTCCGCCATCGGAATACCACCACATCTGCCCAGCCTGAAATGCGATTGACCGAGAAGCAACGCATCCAACTGTTGGGTAAAGTGTATTTTGAAAATTAGCAGTAGTGGGCCATTGAGTTCGGTCCAAAATTCCGCTTGCAAGCGAATATGTGGCTCGATCTGTAAACACAATCAAACGAGTCGATGTGTCTTGACCAACATACGAAACAAGACCTGTGACAGGTCGCACGAATGCAAAGTCGCCGCGCCCAGTTCCTGTCTTGCGTTCTTCCCATGAGGTGGGGTCGCCGAGGTCTGATGCAAGAACAATATTCTTTTCAGCAATCCACATTCGATTGCCTGAATAAGCCATGTGAGTCCCAGTTGGAATGGTGTGATCTTGATTTCCAACTTTGTCGCTACCATCCCACCAACCCGGAGCAGATTGCCCGTCCTGCATCATCACGATGGTATGGGCTGGGGTAACTAACTCGTTTTCTGAAGTCGCCAGATTTGCTGTCTTTGTCGCTAAAGCAAATGTGATATTCTCAACATCCTTGTCGAACTTGATATTCGTTAGCTTAAAATCATTCCAGTTCTTTGGCTGAACTAATGGAAATGGCGCATAGTAAACAGAACCATCAACTGCAAAGACGATGTAGCTCAATTCTTGTTGAACAACACCATCTCCGTTTACATCAAAAATTTTAGCAGGAACTACAGTCGTGACTCCATTTTCTTCGCGGCTAAAAGATGCTTCTTTCTGCTTGTTTGCTTGAAAAATCACGCCTCCTTGCAAGTTGCCCGGCGGAAGACTCAACTGCATTTTGTAGCCGGGTCGAGTCTGTGCAATGCCACCGCGAATCGAGAGGTTGACCCCCCACTTAAATTGATTTTCTGGCAACGCCCAAGGGTTTTTTACCGAATTGACTCCTTGCGTCCATCCAGTTGAAACCTTTTGCAGCCTGCCTGATGTGATGTTTTCGCTTTTCATTAGAACATCACAGGTTCTTCACCATCGGCATAAACTAGATTTTGGATTTGTGGAGGTTGGAATGCGTGACCATCGAGATGCTCTTGCTGGTTCTTCAGATAATTGAAAGCAACACCCCAATAGCGAACTGCCTGCTCTGCGAAATCTTTGTCTTCCAAGTCGCAAGCATGGACCGCAGTAATAATCGCTCTTTCATGCTCCACGGGGATATAGTCCTGCATGGATGTGACTGTCGGAGGAGTTAAACGATATGCGATTCGCGCCCAAGCACACTTCTTGCCGATACGAATCCTGCGATAGCTAGGATTGATTTCGTCTGGATGATACTGACCGATTAAAGTCATGTCATTGCTGCGTCCGTAGTCAAATGCATACAACGAAACATATCCATCGGTCTTGGGCTTTTCAATGTGTGACACAGTTTTTACCAATACCGGACCCTGAATATTGTCCACAAGGAATGTGGAGGTAGTTTTGTTCCCACTTGTCAGATACTCGACTCGCCCAGTCGTTGAAGACAGGTTTTGAGCATTAGCAAGCGTGTTGTACAACTCAAATTCGTCAGCATCGACTTTTCGGACATAGTATGTCGTTCCTGCGACAAGTCCGTTAGGCAGCACATCATTTTCTGCTGCTCGCACCGAAATCTTATCTCCAGTCTCGTACAAGCAAGCAGGCGCATAGATGCTTGTCGAAGGTTGAACTGTCATCACTCGGCGAATGTCCAGAGTCAATCGACCTGTGCCGGGCGTTGTGATTGGAACTAGCGTTCCGCCTTGATAAACCTTAACCCGATTGCCAAACAATTTTACTGTGTAATCTGTGCCAGCAACGAGCGGCAATGGCAATGTGCCAGACGATGTGAAATTAACAATCTCGTCATCCGCGATAAACTGGATGTTGTCTGGCTCAATGAGATTGTCGTAGACGCTAGGAGTAACGCTAAAACGGATTCCAAAGTAGGTCTGTCCAGTACCAAATCCAGTTGTGACAACCTGACCAGTTGTGCCTCCAGCAATGGCTTTTGCTTCACTTGTGTAAACTCGACCAGATTCATCTGTGTCTTTGCGTAGCCAAAATTGCGTAACCCCGTTGTCAATCGATGGCGATGTCGTAGGCAACAAGAAATCAGTTCCAAAATAAAATCCTTGCGTTTGCCCTAGCGACGAATAATCGCCGCGCCAGTTGCCTGTGAATGCCACACCAAACGACCTTGAAAGCACCACATACAAAGTGCCAGAACCAGCAGATTTGATATCAACATCCGAATAGTCAGTTCCTTTAATTGTAAAGGTTGTAGAGGTCGGATTCTCGGCTCGATATGCAGTTCCCGCCACTAATGGCAATGGCAATGTGCCAGTCGATTGAAACTCGACAAATACGCCAGTAGATGGAGATATCACAACAGCAGGAGCGGATGTGTAGCCACTCCCTTGTGTAATGATGTCAATCGATGTTACCTGACCTCCAGAAATATTGGCTTTTGCAGTTGCTCCAGTTCCTCCACCACCTTCAATTTTTACCTGCGGAGCTTGAGTGTATCCAGACCCGCCAGAAATTTGAGTGAAACGAGAAATGAAAGATGTGGTGATTGATGCAGTTGCCGTGGCTTGATTTCCACTTGCAACTCTAGCGGCAGTAATGTTTCCGCTTGCTGGTGCTAAAGCGGACCCAACGGAATAAGTGAAAGTATTTGTGCTGACATTCGATATCGTCTTCGTTCCATTGTAGTCAGTCGGAGATGCGCCAGAGATCAAAATCTGATTTCCGTTTGCAAATCCATGCGCCACCGCAGTTGTTACTGTAGCCAACAATGTGCCACCATCAGTTGTAATGCTGGTAACTGTGAAATTGGTCGTTGTCGGAGGATCAATCGTTACACTAGGAGGCGAAGAATATCCAAGTCCAGCATCGGTGATAATGACTTCAGAGATCGTGTTGCTAACAGTATTTCGGATTGCGTAGCCTTTTGCCGTGCGTGATTGCTGACCA